TTGACCCAACCGACAAGACTATGTTCATCAGGGTTTCCTTCCCGGGCGGTATCGTTGGGGATACCTCATACCTAGACAACCTCAACGCTGTCGGACTACGCTCTGCCGCTGCACCGGCTGTGGCCGGTAGGACGGTTGTCTTCAACAAGGCCACTCAGGAGAGAGACTATCCGCCGCTAGAGTTGCATGACAATTGGGGTACAGAGATTGGTTTCGGTGGTACTGTCACTATCTCTGCCAATACTTCTGCAGATGCATCCCCAGCAAGGACAATCGAGTTGTGGATTAAGCCGAACAATGGTGTTATCCCAACTGTCAACATGTCAGGCACCACTTATATCAATGGTGCTCCGGGCTCTACCTTGCGTAGTGACCAGTGGGTATTGATGCACGTTGTGGCGTCTGCAGACTTCACCGGAGACATTGTCATTACCGGCCCCGCGCAGTTGGGTAGCGTTGGAATCTACGACCGTGCCCTGTCAGCAGCCGATGTTGCCAGAATCTACGACGAATACGTCGGCAGGAACTTTGTTCGAGTAGGTGACAATTCGGTACTATTGGTGACAGAATCTGCGGTACCAATCAAGATTTATGCACACGACTGGTCAATTTCTGCCTCAGGATAGCATATTCTGTAACGACACGCCGGGATATTTGCCATAAGGTGAGTTGCGTGTTACCATGTCCTTATGACTGAGGAATTGAAGGGTCTAAAGACCACAAATCGTGAACTCATCGAGGAAGTCCCTTATGGAATGTACGTGTGGCGTACCCCGGACGGTGAAGTACTCGGTGACGAAGAAGGAAACATCATGAATGTGTTCTGCATGAAGGGAGACCGCAGGGCTATTCAGGCACTCACAGATGCCGCAAAGCACTACGGGTTCCCTGAGGGGAAGGCAGAGTGGTGGACAGGCAAGCGTCGAATTAACGACGAGGAACTTGCCGAACAGGAAATGCGTGAGAAGTTGGGCCTAGAGCCTGACCCGCTGAACCCTGCCGCAATCCGCGATGAATTGAGGGCGCGACAAGCATATGGGGGAGCGTAAGGTCCAGCCGGTAGATGAGCAGGAACTTCCCGAAATTGACGGGGTACGCTTCCTGCACAAGACCGTCAACACATCAAGCAACGACTCCTTCGCCAAGCCAGCGGAGGAACTAAAGTCGTACCGTGGAACAGACGCGGTATTCAAGCGTCGTGTGACCAATGAAATCAAGAAGTTCCACCGAGGTGTTGGTGGTGCTGAATCCAAGCAGATTCAGGAGAAGGAGTTTGTCACTGGCTATGACACGTTCGAGGTAAAGGAACCACCATACAATCTAGAGTATCTAGCGAAGGTGTATGTCTCCCCATCGGCCTCTGCTCACTATGCAGCAGTAAACGCCAAGGTTGCCAATATTGTCGGCCTTGGCTACAAGTTTGTTGAGTCTCCGAAGACCAAGCGTACGCTGGAACGCATCAGCGACAACAAGGAAAAGGTGGCCCGCGTCCGTCGAGGACTGGACACTCACCGAGACGAACTGACCGAACTACTGGAAGGCTTGAATGAGGAAGACACCTTCACTGAAATTCTTGTCAAGGTCTGGCGAGACTACGAGGTGACTGGAAACGGTTACTTGGAGATTGGCCGAAAGAAGGACGGAACCATTGGCTACCTTGGACACATTCCTGCACAGACCATGCGTACTCGCAAGCGTCGTGACGGGTTCGTTCAGATTAGTGGTTTCGAGGTACAGTTCTTTGCCAACTTCGGTGGTAATCATGACAAGGAAACCGGACGCTACCGCCCGATGCGCAACCCGCTGGGCGGCGGTATCCCGAACGAAGTAATCCACATCAAGAAGTATTCACCAACCTCTGGATACTATGGTGTCCCAGACATTGTGTCTGCCTTGAACGCAATCGCCGGTAACGAGTTTGCCAACCGATTCAACCTAGACTACTTCGAGAACAAGGCGGTACCGCGCCACCTCATCATCCTAAAGGGAGCCACACTAGGCACTCAGGCTGAGAACGCCCTGCTGAGTTTCTTCGAGACCAGCCTAAAGGGACAGAATCACCGAAGCCTGTACATTCCACTACCGGGTGACAGTGAGGGCAACAAGGTTGAGTTGAAGATTGAGCCGGTAGAAGCAGGGGTGCAGGACTCATCCTTCACTAACTACCGCCGTGCCAACCTATCAGATATCCTTATGGCACACCGTGTACCGATTACCAAGATTAGTGTTGCCGAGGGGGCCAGCCTTGCCGTTGCCCGTGACGCAGACAAGACTTTCAAGGAACAGGTCTGTGCACCGGAGCAGCGTGTGTTCGAGAAGAAGGTCAACAAGGTCGTCAAGGAATTGACCGACGCATTCTTGTTGGCGTTGAACGAAATGACATTGACAGACGAAGACACTCAGTCCAAGATTGATGAGCGTCGTCGCAAGACCGGAACCGAGACCGCCAACGAGCAGCGTATCAACCGTGGTATGCCGACAATCGAAGGCGGAGACGAGTTGTTCGACATGAATGCGACCGGTAAGGCCGCAGCCGCACGAGCAGAAGTAACTACAAATAGGGAGCGGGACTCACAGCGTAGTGCGGGCGCGACGGACTCATCTGGGGAAGCAAGAAGCCCCAAGGGAGAAGGACGTAGCAGTCCCTAGTAAGTAATGACATTGACAGAAGGTAAGGAAAAACTAGTCGTAGCCCTTCTGCGCCCAATTAACCCAGCGGCGGTAATTCTCATCGGAGTCTATACCGTCGTCTGGGGTTTTTGGGTTGGTAATCCATTCTGGACGGTATTCAGCCATGCTCTGCTGTATGGTGTACTTGCTCAGGTTGCACCGGAGTGGTTCTGGGGCTGCCTTGCCATTTTCTGCGGTAGCGTCACCATCTATGGAGCCGTGAAGAGAAACTACAAGGCGCTGGTACGAGGGGCAGCAATCGCTGGCTGGCACTGGACCATGATTAGCATTTTCTACTTCATGGGCGACCCCTTGAACACGGGCGGTATTACTGCTTTGGCGTTGGCATTTTATGCGGCATATTTGTTTGTAAACCTCCGTGTAAACTTCAAGGATGACAAAAACAGCAACGAAATTTTGCATTGAGAATTGTGCTACTGTATCATATAACCATGAGCAAGATGCAGAAGAGTAGTTTGACAGTTGACGGTAACTCCGTCCACATGTCAATGCCTTTCGCCAAGGTGGACAAGGCACAGCGCCTTGTTTCCGGTTGGGCCACGCTAGACAACATCAACACACAAGGCGATATTGTTCTGGCCGAGGCTTCCGCGAAGGCATTTGCTCGTGCTCGCGGAAACATTCGTGAAATGCACCAGCCAATTGCGGTTGGTAAGATGGTAGATTTTCGTGAAGATGAATTCTTCTACACTGACCCGTCTACGGGTGAGGGGAAGTTCTATCGCGGCATCTTTGTCACGGCACACGTCTCCGAGGGAGCGGAGGATACTTGGAAGAAGGTTCTTGACGGAACCCTGACAGGATTCTCCATCGGTGGTGAAATCAATGAGGCTTCCAACGAGTTCGTCAAGGAAGCCAACGGTGGAGCGGGCGGTAACGTTCGATTCATCAAGGATTATGACCTAACCGAACTTTCTCTTGTTGACAACCCAGCAAACCAACTGGCCAATGTACTTTCCATTCAGAAGAACGCAACCGGCTCTGTCACAGTCAAGGCGGGCGAGGTAGTTGACGCTGTTGTAGAGAACGTCTTCATCTGCAAGTCAGATAACACAGTCGTTGTCAAGGCAGTAGATTCAGAGACCTGCCCGCAGTGCGGAATCAGGATGGAAAATGCAGGCTGGTTCGAATCGGGTGCCAACCGCGCAGAGAAGGTTCAGAGCATTGTTACTAAGTTCCTTACCCCTGCTGATAAGGAGGCCGCACCAATTTCAAACGATGAAGGAGGTGTAGAAATGGGTAAGAGCGCAGACAAGTCTGACGCTACCGACAAGCGAGTCGGCATCGTCAACCCTTCCGAGGAACACCCGGACGGCGAGAAGATTGAGGAATCTGACCAAGTCTCCGTGCTGGTAGATGCCGAGGAAGAAGAGTCTGAGGGTGTTGACGAGACCGCTGAGGCTGAGGGTGAGGAAGAGTCCGAGTCCCCAGAAGAGGTAACGGATGACGAAACAGAGATTTCAAAGAAGATTGACGAGTTGCACGAAGCAGTCAAGACTTCTCTAGAAGAGTCAAAGAACGAGACCTTGGAAAAGGTAGCGGAACTAGAGAAGAAGGTTGACGAGGCAGCAGAGGCATTCTTGACAAAGGCTTCCGAACTAGAGTCCAAGATGGGCGAGTTCGGTGAAAAGTTGGAGACTTCGAAGAGTCGTCTAGCCGAAATGGAAAGCAGGCTAGAGAAGATGAACGCTTCGGAGGCTTTCAGGAAGTCCGCTGACTTGGAAGAGTCAACGGAAACAGTTGTACAGAAGGACACATCATGGAACGGCGCTTTCTCAGGGGGTCGCTCAACGCGATTCTCAGTTGATGACCTGATGTAATTCTGTCGAATGCACAACCAAATTCTAAACGATAAGCGAGGTGAATAAGAAACAATGAGTAACGAGTTGCTAGAAAAGGTCATTTCGACCAGCAGCATTGGTGCTGACGCGACAGGCGGCGGTGGTCTTTTGACCCCTCAGCAGTCTGGTCGTTTCATCGACTACATGTGGGACGCTACAGTCCTAGGTGGTCAGGTTCGCACCATTCCAATGCGTGCAAACGAGGTGGAGTTGGACCGTATCTCTGTTGGTGAGCGTCTAGTACGTCTAGCCACTGAGGCGGTTGACGACGGTGTAAACCCAGCAGTTGCCTTCACCAAGGTTTCCCTTGGTACGGTTAAGTTGCGTCTAGATTGGGAGTTGTCTTCCGAGTCCCTAGAGGACGGTCTAGAGGGTGACGCACTAGAAGACCACATTGCACGTCTAATGGCATCACAGGCCGCACAAGACCTAGAGGATTTGGCAATCAATGGTGACACCGTTGGACACACCGGTGACGCCCTATTGAAGTCATTCGATGGTTGGAGGAAGCGTCTGTTCTACGGAGGTTCTGTCCTTGACGCAGGAAACATCACCCTGCCAGACGGTTCCGGTGCTGGTGAACTTCACCGTGGTACATTCAATGCCGCACTACGTGCAATGCCTCGCCGCTTCATGGGTCGTCGTGGTGGACTTAGGTTCTTCACTGCTACCGGTCTTCTACAGGACTACATGTTCCGCGAGCAGTTGATGGACCAAGGTGGATTCCCAGAGCGTACGGGTAACACCGAAAACGCCAATGGAAACCCGGGTCCGGTTGCAGGTTGGTCTCCAACCTCTCCGTACGGCGTTCCAGCCGTAGAGGTTCCGCTATTCCCAGAGTACGACACTCCTGACCTAGACGGTGCAGGAGCAGGTACCGCTGGACGCGGTTCCGACGTTTGGCTAGTTGACCCGCAGAACTTGATTTGGGGCGTTCGTCGTGCCATTCAGGTATTCCGTGAGTTCAAGCCAAAGAAGGACACCATCGAGTACACCCTATACACCCGTGTAGGTGCCACCGTGGAGAACCCACAGGCTTCTGTTGTTGTCAAGAACGTTCGCTACACCTCCTGAGGTTCGTAGTTAAGTTCTAGATGTAAGGCCCCCTCTTCGGAGGGGGCCTTCGTCTTTTTGACAAAAGTGTGATATACTGAGTTCATGGCAAAACAAGGAGGAAATATGACTGACACAAAGCCAACCAAGTTCGAGGACTTGGATGCACCGGAACTATATCGTTCCGCTATTGAGGACTTTGCCGTTCCTGTTGAAGAGGCTGACAAGGGCAAGAAGAAGGTCTTGCTCGCTGCTCTATTGGAGAGCGGTATTGAATGGAAGGACTACGTGGCCCAGCACCCAGAGTTCGCTGAGGAACCGAAGGTTGAGACGGTAGTCGCAGAGACACCAAACGTATTGGACCGTGAGCCAGAGCCACAGCGCGCAGGCGCGGTCATCACCTCGGGTGATGTTTCCAAGGACAGTTCAGCAGCATTGTCTGTTGAGGCCGAGCCGGTGATTCACGTCGCCCAGCCGCCACGTCCACAGGTTTCTGACAAGTACCTCATCAAGATGGTTCGTGACAACGAACTGTTCGAGGTGCCGGGGGTACGGTTCACTAAGTCTCACCCTTACGCACTAGTAGGAGAGTCTCTAGCAAACCACCTACTGGAAAAGGAAGAGGGATTCCGTATGGCGACCCCTTCCGAGTTGCGTGAATTCTACGGCTGAGCAATTTGGTCTTGTAACCACAGTTAGGGTATAATTGTTCACATGGTAGCAGTACACAACTACACGTGGGAGCAGGGTGAAGACCTGATTATGTCCATGCTCTACAAGCAAGGGCCTTTGGGTGCCGAGGTACCGGTAAACCTTACCGGCTATTCCCTTCGCATGGATATCGTCACACCCGACGGTACTCGTCGCTATACCTTCAACTCTGCTGATATTGCTGACGTGGACCCCGGCCCAGCCACCACTCCTGACAACATCAAGGAGGCGGTATTGGGCGCAGACGGTTCAATCAAGATTACCGTTCCAAGAAGTCTTACCCTACCGGGCGGAGCGGTATATCCAGATATCAGCGCAAACCCACCAGTACTGACATTCAACTACGA